AAGTGCCCCTGGAAGGCGACGGTGATGGTGGCGGTGGGCCCGTTGCGGTGCTTGGCGACGATCAGGTCGGCCTCGCCGGCACGCGGGGTTTCCTTCTCGTAGGCGTCCTCGCGGTGGAGGAGGATGACGATGTCGGCGTCCTGCTCGAGAGATCCGGACTCGCGCAGGTCGGAGACCATCGGCTTCTTGTCCTGCCGCTGTTCAGGCCCGCGGTTGAGCTGCGAGAGGGCGACGACGGGCACCTGCAGGTCCATGGCGAGGGTCTTGAGGCCACGGCTGATCCGGGACACTTCCTGCTGCCGGTTGTCGTTGCGGCCGAGGTTCTCGCCGCTCATCAGCTGCAGGTAGTCGATGACGACGAGGCCGAGGCCGTGCTGGCGCTGGACGCGACGGCAGTGCGAGCGGATCTTGGCGAGGGTGACACCGGTGTCCGGAACGATGAACAGCGGCGAGTTCTGCATGTCCTTGCCGGCCTCGACCAGCTTGAGGATCTTCGCGTCGTCGAGGGGGCCTTTGCTCTTCATCCAGTGCAGCGGATAGGCGGCCTGAGCCGACAGGAACCGCTTCTCGAGCTCCTTGCGGCCCATCTCAAGGGAGAAGAACAGGGTCGGGATGTCATTGCGGATGGCGGCGTAGCGGGCGAAGTCGCCGGCGAGAACGGACTTTCCCATGGCGGGCCGTGCTGCGATGAGGACGAACTGGCCAGGCAGCAGGCCACCAGTGAGGGAGTCGAAGTCGGTGAAGCCGGTCTTCAGGCCCTCCTTGGGCCCGTGCTCCCGGATGTCGACGACCTCGGCGACGGTGTCCATGATGTCGGTGCCGATGGAGAGGTCTTCGTCGCCAGTGTCGGTGAGGGCGGCGAGTCCTTCGAGGGTGTCGTAGGCGCGCTGGATGACCTCGTCGGGCGAGTGCTCCCGGCTGTTGACGTCGCTGGCCATGCCGTTGCTGGCGGCAAGGATTCTCCGCAGGACGGCTTTCTCACGGACGACGCCGGCGTAGTACTCGGCGTGGCCGACCGTGGGGACGGCCTGGACGAGGGTGAACGGGTATCCGTTGCCGCCGCAGCGGGTCAGGTCGCCGTTCTTTTCAAGCCGGTTGATGAGGGCGATCTCGTCGTGTGCGGCTCCTTCGTTGTGAAGGTCGACGAGCGCCCGGTAGATCGTTTCGTGGCCGGGGCGGAAGAAGTGCTCGGGATTGAGGATCTCGACGACCTCGTCGACTGCCCGGTCAGAGAGGATCATCGCGCCGAGGACGGCGCGTTCGGCGTCAAGGTCGAACGGCGGGGGCGCACCCTTGTCGGCGAGCGGCTCGTCGAAGTCGTGGCTCATGAGGCCTTCCTGAAGTCGGTGCCGGTGAACTTGATGAAGGTGGATCCGCCGTCGGCAAAGCGGGATGTCGTGCGGGGGCCGAGCGGCTCAAGCGTCGGCAAGTTGGTGGAGATCAGCGTGGGCAGCTGGTTCTGCCAGCGGACGTCGATGAGTTGGGCGATGGCGTCGACGGTCCACGGGTACAGCTGGGTGGCGCCGAGGTCGTCGAGGGCGACGAGCGGGGCCTCACGCCAGGCCTGCAGCTTGTCGAGGTTGGCCGGCCGGTCAGCGGCGGCCTTGAACTCGAAGTCGCTGACGAGGTAGTAGCGGCCGAACCAGCCGCGGCGGATCAACGTCTCGCCGATCTTCCACAGGTGCCAGGTCTTGCCGGTGCCGGGCGTGCCGAGCAGCAACAGCGAGGCACGGGAGCCGTCGAGGTAGGAGTTGATCCACTGGCTGACGTCGGGGTGGGTGGGGCCGTCGACCGCGAAGGCGGCGGGCCGGCGGGTGAGGTAGCGGTCGAGGCTCTGGCCGCGGATCTCGGCGCGGGCTGCGGCCTGTCCGGCGTCGTAGCGGGCTCGCCGTTCGTCGGCGGTCGTCATCAGAAGGGCTTCGCTTTCTCGTAGTCCTCAGCGGTGGGCGCGGGTGCGGAAGCGCCGGTGGCGGGGTGAGGGCGGTTCGGTGCGGTCCAGCCGCCGGAAACAGCGCGGAGTGGAGGCAAGTCGGGCTCGTCGTCGTAGCAGCCCTTGTTCAGCCAGTTGGCCGGGAACTTCGTGTACTGGGGGTCTTTGCCAGCACGCTCGCGGGCGTAGGCCTGGGCGGCGTCGACGATGCGCTTCGGCTCTACGCCGCGCTCGATGGCCGCGATCCACGCCTTCTTGGCTTCCTCGCGGTCTTTCTTCTTCGGGTAGTTGCTCCAGAAGGCACCGAAGGCGGCGAGGTGGTGGTCCGTCTTCTTGCTGCTGATCTCGCGGACGGAGGCGTCACCTGTAGATGAAGTGTTCTTCCTAGTGTTCTCACCGTGTTCTTTAAGAGACGTACCAGCGTGTGGTACGTCGGTGCGAACTGCGCGGATGCCTGTTTCCGCAGGTCGCTCCGGGGTGCCAGCGTGTGGCACGTCGGTGCCATCTGCGCTTTCACCTGTTTCCGCAGGTCGCTCCGACGTACCAGCATGTGGCACGTCGGTGGAGCCCTCCGACGTACCACCGTGTGGTACGTCGGTCCCACCTGCGGAAACGTCCGTTTGTCCAGGTCGCTCCGACGTACCACACGGTGGTACGTCGGGCTGAACTGCGGAAATGTTGGCGAGGGTCAGGACGGTGCCGTACCTGCCGCCCTCCAGGAGCTCTCGGTTCGCGGTCAGGTAGCCGTGTTCCTTGAGTTCGGCGAAGGCGGCCCGGAAGGCCCGTCGGCCGGGGCTGTTCTTGCCGTGCTTGGCGACCGAGGCGCGCCACATGTCGTCGGCGGTGGCCTCCCAGCCGTCGGGCCGGCTGAGCAGCTCGACGAGGATGCCGCGCGCCATGTGGCTCAGGCGGTCGTCGCGCACGGTGGCGTTGGGGACTTGGAGGAAGTCCCTTGTCAGCCTGGTGTGCCGGATCCTCACGTCTGCCTCTTCTCGGTGTTGCGGCTACAGCTGGTGGTGGCTGGTGTGCTGCTGGTCAGGGCCGGTTGCGCGGCCGGCACGGCACGGCGGTCACGCGGCGAGAGCCGTCGTGTCGCGGTCCTGGGGGCTGTGGAGGACGGCCCGCAGCCTGTCCCCGATCCAGGTGCCGACCTGCGGACTGACGGCGTTACCGAAGCCGTCGACCTGGTCACGGGCGGTGCCCCAGACGATGAAGGTGCCGGTGTAGTCGCGGAAGTCGACGTCGAATCCACAGCCGCGGCCGATCTCGTGGGCGGCCATCATTCGGTAGAAGCACTCTTCGAACGGCATCTGCGACAGCACGGGGCCCCAGGCGGCGGTGAGGAGTGCCGTCGTGTCCCGGGACGTGAGCGTGCCGAGCGGATCGGTCACGGGGTGGGCGGCGGTCTCGGTCCCCGTGGAGCCGTTCTGCTTGAACCAGCCGGCCGCGGTGAGCAGTCCGGGGATCTGCTCGGAGGTGAACGTCGGCATCGGCTCCGCGTGCACCGCGGGCACGGTGTGCTTGCGGTACGGGATGACCCCAGAGGTCACCAGCGCGAGCGTCTCGGAGCCGACCTGTGTGGGCAGCGGCTCACCGGCGCCGCGCGGTGCGCCCTGGTAGTTGTCGACGGCGAGCGCGAGCGCTGGTTCGTTCCACAGCCCCTGGCCGGTCGACAGGATCGCCGTCTCCTGCTGGCTGGTCTGTGTTGCCATCGGCTGCAACAGCAGCCGTTCCGAACCGTGCACACCCTTGGCGGGCATGAGAATGGCCGGGAAGTCGGCGAACTTCTGGCGGCAGCGTTCGATGCGAGCGGTCGTCGACGCGGCGAACTGGCCCCGGTGGCCGTCCTTGAACGTCTTGATCGGCCGATCACCGATGCGTGTGCCGAGGTCGGTTAGGTCAAGCGCGGTGATCGACGGGGTCATGGGCGGGACGACCGCGGTGCGGCAGGACGGGCACCGGTACTCGTACTGTTCGCCGTAGGCGACTTTCCCGGTCGGCGGGATCCCAGTGCGCCAGGTCCAAACCGCTTCCACATCCTTGTCGCACCGGTGGCACCGGGACACGGGCCGGTGCTCGAGGTCCGGCATGGGCAGGGACTTGTCGACGAACACCCAGTAGCCGCGGTTCCGGGACTGCGGAACACCGAAGAACTGGGAGTTCAGGAACAGGACCTTGACGTTGTAGCCAAGCAGGTCGAACTGCTTGAGCCACCACCGGTACGTGGTGCCGTCGCCAATCTTCTTGCTGCCCGGCAGGAGCGGGCCCCACGACTGCAGCTCGGTCGTGCACTCGACGAGGATCATCCGCGGCCGGTGCGTCTGTGCGTAGTGCAGGACGCAGTTCGCTGTGGCGCGGTCTCGCTCCGAGCGGGTGACCCTGGCCTCGTACTCCGGGTCGTCCATCCCGAACAGGGTCAGGCCCTGCGCGTAGGCCTTGAGCGTGTTGGCCTGCGAGTGGTTGACACAGCTGACGCCGGCTACCAGCAGATCGGCCGGGGGGAGGTCGCGCACCGAGTGGTAGTCGGAGGCTTCGGGGTCGACGAGGTCGGCGATCCAGTGTTCGGCGTAGGAGTGGTTGGCCTCGTGGACCTGGACTTTGTACTCGTTGTGGTTCGCGGCCATGATCGTCGTGAATCCGGCGCGCCTGATGCCTTCGGTCAGACCGCCGAAGCCGGAGAACAAGTCCACCGCGACGTACTCGTCGTGACGGAACCGACGCCGCTTGACGGCCGGCCGATGCGTGGCCGTGCGGGGCAACTTCTTGGACGGGCGCGACATCAGGCGGCCACCTCCAATCCTTCCTTGGTCGTCTTCTGCTTGGCCCGCCGCGCGCGCTGGCGGAGGATGTCGCTGAGCTGGTCGCTGATGTACTTCTCGTTGTTGCCGAGCTGCTTGGCGATCGACGGGACGGACTCACCGAGCAGGTACAGGTGCTCGATCTCGGCCCGCTTGTCCGGGTCGCGCTCGTACTTGGTGGCCGGCTCGTAGGGTTCAGCCTGCTCGGGCTGCTCGTTGGGGTCGTCAATGCAGTCCCAGGAGAGCGGCCCGTGCCAGTTGTTGCGGCGGGCGACGCTGCGCGTGAAGACGGAAGGTCCGGCCTGGTGGCTGTACTCCCGGTAGATGGCGGTAAATCGGTCCGCCACGTGCCGGGGGATCGTGTGGACGCGACCGGCGATGATGTTGAACAGGTAGGAAGGGTGGAAGCCGGTGTGCTCGGCGGTCCAGACGATCGGCCAGCCGATGGCGGCGAGGGCTTGGATGCGTCGGATGGTGCCGGTCGGGTCGACGCGCGGCGCCTCGTTGAGAGGGCGGACGGTGAGCAGGGCGAGAGCCTTGGGGCGGGTGACCTTCTTCTGGCCGTTGAGGATGTAGTTGATGGCCCGCTCGGACACGGCGGCTTCCCGGGAGATGCCGCGGATGGTGTGGCCGCTGTCGATGAGGAGGCGGAGGTGGGCTGCGACGACCGGCCCGGGGATGTGGGAGGGGATGCCGCTCAGGCGCCGAAGCTCGTACTGCTTGCGGTAGATGCGGTCGGCGGTGCGGCATTCGTCGCGGCGGCATCCGCGCCGGTAGCAGGCGTAGTGGGCGATGTGATCGGTGGTCATGACTGCGGCGTCTCCTTCCTGGCCGGGGTGTGGCTGTAGCGGGGGTGGTCGGCGGGATGTTCGAGGCGGCGGATGTCGCGTCGTGCACGGACCCGGCGGCCAAGGCGGGTGAGTTCGCAGGTGGCGGGCCAGAAGACGATGAGCCCGACCAGGAGGGCGGCCCAGGCGGGTCCGGTCATCGCTGCCTCCCGCTGCAGAGGAGGCCGAGGCCGACACCGATCAGGGCGGCGTAGATCAGGGGGAAGATCGCGCCGACGGGCAGTTGCTGGAGCTGGTCGAGCATCAGGCGACCGCCTGCCGGTAGGCGGCCGTCCCGATCCACTGGCGGCAGAGGCTCCTGTGCACGGTGGCCCGGGTCGACGGGACGACTCCGGCGTGCTCGATGACTCCGGCGCGGGCGGCGATCCCGAACTGGGGCCCCCACATGGCCGGGTGCTCGGGCTCGTCGACGAGGCCTTCGCGGATCAGGTCGGCGGCCTGGAAGGGGACGCCGCGCTTGGCGAGGAGGGCTATGCCGTTCTGGACGGCGGTGGCCCAGTCGGGCGGGGTGTGCTTGCGGGCGCGGGCGGTTCCGGCTTCCTTCGCGGCCTCGCCAGCCGCCGCCGAGACGGTGCCCTGCACGGGCTGCATGGGGATCTGCAGCTGGGTCATGACGCCACCGCCTGCGCCTGGAGCGGCCGGTGGTTGCAGGTGCCGTAGAAGCACGGGCCCGCCTGCTCGCGCCACTGCTCCTTGCTGAGGAGTTCGATGCGGAAGCCCTGCCGGGTCTGCCGGTCCCGGTCCCGCTGGCGCGGGGTGAAGTTGGTGTGGGCCTGCTCGGCGTTGCTGGCGCCGTCGCCGTACTCGGAGGCGTAGGCGCAGTCGTTCGGGCCGAAGAGGACCCAGTGGCAGGAGCGGAGCGGCAGCGTCTGGCCGCCGATCTGGACGAGAAGCTCAGGCATG